TTTTGATTTTATAAAGGAAAACAAAGGAAATTACTCCTAAACAAAACGTGCGTTCGCGGCTCCAGCCGAAGATGGTGTCGCTGAAGTGATACCACGTGTTGGGGACAGATTGCCAAACATTTGGTCGGAGGTCATAATACGCACATTGCGACGCTCCCTCCTAAGTCTGCGCATCTCGTTAATCTGGTCTACCGGGTGCCTAGCTCGGGCATTTCGGAAGTACTGCATGGACATATTCAATTTGTCAGAATCGAGTATACCACGCAACGCCGCAAAAGTTACAAAGACCAATGCGACGATCCAGATAGGAAAGTTGAGGAGATGTGTCCAAGTGACACCATTTATACTCAAATCGAGTAGATCGCGACTGGCATCAACTGACAGTGTGACGATCACATCGACTACCATGACGGTGAAGAAAGGATTTGCTAAGATATAACGAAACATTGCGGTGCACCTATATTTTCTCATATTCACAGAAATAGTGATTTTCTTCATCTTCTGCAAATAGGTGAGTGCCCGGCAATAATATATGCATATTGTCGACGGTCTTGCGGTTGTCCGTGGAGTTGAAGCCCACGAAGAAATCACAAGTAAACTCAGCTACTAACGTGTTCTGCGTCGCAGTTGCAGTAGAATAAATTGATACGACATTCTTGAACTTTGATTTGTTGAGGAAATGAAGTTCATATTCAGGGAGGACCAGAATCATATCAGACTGAAGGATCGCACCTTCAGTTTCGATCGGTTCTGGGCGCTCCTCATCGGATTCCTCCGCTTCAAGTTCATGATTGACAACTGTTTCTGTAAAATTTTCGGGTTGACCATGATTAGATTCGGTAGCGGAAACAGATTGCAAGCCCAAACGCGACAGAAAAGACATGGTTCACCTAATACCTTCCTTTGAGAATGTATGAACCCTTGAAAGTGAGCATGAAACGATCTGCATCAGCTACCTTATCTACAACGGAAGATTCAGTGAAACAATAGAAGAAAACAGGACGACTACCATCACCGTACGGTGATTTGAGAATATCCTGCATGGTATTGTCGAACATGCATGGGATATCAGTGCGTACAGAACCTGGGTCACCAGTGCCACCATACGTGACGTCTATGGCCCCATGAAGGGCCACCATTTCCTCGACTGTTTCAGGGGTTTTCATCTCAGCAGCACCCCAACCGCCATAAAAGGAACACATGCGACCATAGACGCCCGCTCGAGGTGCCAAGCGCACTTCAAGTTGTTTCCATATGGCGACAGGGTGGAAAGCAAGCAGCGCCTTAGCTGACTTGTTCTCCCACGGCTCAAAACGCATGACCTTGCCGAACTCAGTGTTGAGTGTGGTCGCCGTTTTGAGCTGCAGTGCTGCAGAGAATTTGTAATCCTCCACGGTACCGTATTGTTGGATCAGTGATTCTGCGAAGGGGGTAGGCATAATGAAAGTGAGCTGACCGGACGCTTGTAAGAAGGCGTGTTGGGTACCAAACCAACATAAATCCGGGGTGTTTGCACCTTAAGCCTATCGCCATTTAAAGCCGATAATAGACCGACAGCCGCATCCGTCCTCTCGAGCCGGTCAGCCTACCAGAAGGCAGGACTGCCGCTACGGCCCACATGCTTTGCATGCTTCCCGTTGCAATAGGGGATTACTCCCGTATGGCCGACGCTGTCTTGCCGCAAAAGCGACTACCCAAAAGATGAGGGGCCTTATCGGCTGGGTTTCGGACTATCCCAGTGCTGCTCAAGCGACGCGGTTTATCTTTCGATATTACACCGGTTTCGCTGGGATCCTCTCTCTGCCGCGGTCTCGTACGCGTAGACGGCTAAATTTATGTCGATAGCTAGACGGAATGGATTTAATCGAAGTCCTGGATAACTATATCCCTGGACGTGGTGTCTTTCCAAGTTATAGTTCGCTTGCCAGCTGCTGTATGTACTGTTATGGTATTCGGTACCACGGCAACCGCATGATCCTCGTAAACCACGACAAACGATCTGGTGAAATTGCGACGTGACATCATCTCAAGCAAACGGTCGCGCGACCGGTTGGCCCATTGTTGATTGATTATCATCACTGGCACCCTGTTGTCGCGACAGGCAACGATGGCTTCCGACTGCGAGACGGGACCTTTGAAACGCGCGACTGCGTTTATGGCCGCTACGTTGTCCCTAACGCAGCTTGCTAAAGCATAGCCGAAACATCCTCCATCTCTCTGCCGAATAGTGAAATGGTGCGGTTCCTCGGTTTTCAAGCTTGCTGGCAACTCATCGAAAGCAGCGCGGCTGACAGCCAGCGCGCGGGTCCACATGTCAAAAATTACGCGTGCGTCCCCGCCCCACACTCGCACGCGCGCTTCAGCATAAGCTTGCAGACCATGGTAAGCAGATATTCGTTCAATCCGCTTGGCGTCGGCTTGTACACCGGCGTGTTGAATTGAGTTGCGCTTCCTAAAGGCGTACTTTAATATCGTGCGCAATGCCTTGTATACGAAGACTTGATTTGGGAGAGCTGCGCGCGAGATGAAAGTTACGCCTTCTTGGCGTTTTGACCGTTCTTCAGCCTTCCATCGCAAGCCTCTATTGGCCATGGTCTGATCGGTGATGCCTCCGCCTCGCCAGTCAGGTACGCGATCGCATGTGACGTCATCACCACTCTGGCAAACGCGCACGTCCTTGAGAGAAGCCACTGATATCAGGCTTGAAACCGCCATTATCTTATTGATAATCAGTGTCCATGGATCACCAGATGCCAAGCACGTCGCCAGTGTGAATTTGAATGGGTGGGCCATCATGCGGACCGTGCGCTCCATCCTAAGCTCAGTGGCCATTTGCGCAAGCCCTAGCTTGTCGGATGCCATTTCCAAGAATCGTTCTGCCACTATGATATGCACGGGCTTGTGAGAAGAATCTTGTTTCTCGATGTCTAATTCATATGATGAATCAAACGTGCCCAAGAATCCTTCGATCTCCTCTTCGTGCAGACCGACAGGACTCATTTTGCCTGGTCTGTGGCTGCGAGCCCATGCGTGCGTTAAAGCATCACACGCATCCGAGAAAATCGCCTGTTGGAGCGCGGAGGCTGTGACCACGCCTTGTGCTTTTATTTCGGCAGCACCGCCTCCGAGTTCAGTCGGTTTTTTCGCGAACTCGGGCTTCAAAAAAGCAAAACTCATCGTGGACCCTGCTGTTTCAATATTCGCATAGCAACCGTCCAGTACCTGCTGTCGCGTGAGTCGGTTGAGCGTCGCACGTTTTGAGTTTCCGAGGTGCGCGAAGAATTTTTTCTTGTCTATGTACTCTTCGAATATCAAAGACACAATTTCTTCTGCGTCCTGGAAATCCTTCGGGCTGGGTTTAAGCACTGGTCCGGCTCTCGTGAGGGCCTGTTGTAAATCAGCACCGGGGTGATCTCTGGGCTGAGTCGTGTAAGAGTCGAAAGCATCACTTGTCTTGATGCCTTCGTCTCTAAAGCGTACACCGTCAACGAGCTCTACATTAGTAGATATCTCTGATGCAGATATGGCCTCACCATCCGGACCGAATATTGTCCCTATAGTTATAGGATCAGTGAGCGCGGTCTCTTGCAAGCCACTCTCACCCAGTCTGGGGGTGTACAAGTGCTCCCATATGCCGTCAGATTGTGTACGTGGCTCAACCAGATCCCATGAAGTTCCACCATACATGGCGGTGCTTGGGAGTGGGCCATTCACCACGGCGTCATCAACCCATGACAATGGTCGCAAATCGCGGAGTGCATTCACTACCATCACTGTGTGTGACTTAGCGCGTGAGATGCTAACACCAAGATGAGCTGCTTGATCTGGGAGAGACAACCATCGCAAATCACCCAACATTGTCACGCCGACGAAATGCATGATAGTGTTATGAGATCTACGCCCTTGAGCCTCGTGCACCGTTGTGCACGGACCGCCCCTAGTGATCATCATCTCTTTACCCACTTGCGTGCCTTGTATCATGATATCACCCTCTCCTGGCAGCAAGGTGTCGTCGGCCTTAAGCGTGTACACCAATCCCTCATATTCTTGAGAACCGCAGTAATAATTCTCCACGACTACATCGGAAGTCGTGGTATTCAAGAATACCGCGGCCGCATCTGCTGGCATGAAAGTCGTTGGTGTTATCATCAGGCATGGACACTCGCTCACGATGAGTTTGACCATGGTCGGTGAAAACACATTTGGGATTTGACGGCGATCACCGATAGTGATCACGCCTTTGGACCTCACATGGCGATTGCAGATCGCTTGCAAGTGTTCCGGGTCGTACGCGTAGCACTCGTCGATGAACACGAACCGCGAAGCAAATTTCGTGATAAGTGCCTCATGTTGAGTGACCACGGTGGCTCTGCTGACAGGATCAAGTTTCCCAAGGTTGGCTTGCCACTCGGCTTTCAACTCAGCTGTTGGTACGACTACCAAATCATTGGATGTAATCCATTCGCGGACGCCTTTGGATTTACCACCAAAGGCTAACCCTGTGATGTGGGCTATCCAGTTACTTGTCATGGCGCCATCGAACAGGTTTGCAGATTCCTTCAATACCTTTTCCACATAGGGTATAGTGCCCGCGGCAAGCTGTGCGTCTCTCCAAACTCTCAAGGACCGTCCATCTGCTATACGTGCGCCACCAGCAGCGTCTACAACTGCATTTACTAATGCTTCTTGCAACGCAGCTCCTTTAGCGTCTGGTGATAGGATGTTTGGACCTCTGAGCTTGGCGGTATTGACAACACCATTCGGGTGTTGCAATTCCATCTCAGCATGGATCGGAGACATGTCGTATTGGTCGCCGACTTTGGTCAGCATCTTGAGTTTGAAGTTACCGGCACTACCATTGAGCGTGATGGAACCTGCTCGCAAAGACTCACGCACGAGTTGACCATCGATGGGCTTCACAGGTATGGGGATCAATTCAGGCTTACCCCCCAGCGCGAACTCCATGACTTGCATTTTTACGACAGACGGAGTCTTGTCTATGACTTCTTGCAGAACGTGCACCATTCGACTTGCTTGGGTTGATGAGATGCGCCGGCAATCATTGTTGAAGGCGTTCAACAATGTGCTGGCTGCCGCGAAAGACCTTGCATGAGAATTAAACTTTCCGAGGAAAAGTTTTATTTCCGACAGGAAGTCAGAGTACGGCAGAGCATCAGAAGCAGCCAGTTCATCTAGCGTTTGCTTGTCGATTATGTTCTTCTCGCGCAATAGTTGAATCTCTGCTGCGTGATCGCTAGAGAAGAGATTGAAGACTGTCTCAACAATATCAATCGTGGCCGCCTGGAAGTCGAGAGACTGCGCGTCTTGACAAGTCACCCACATTCGCTGGAGCTTGTCTGTTTCCCAAGACCACCGACTCAGCATGCGGTCAACTTCACGAGCCGTTTCCAACTTACCAGTGACGCGAGCGAAGGTGATTACACAATCGCAGGCGACACGTGCACCAGCCAACGTGAATTTCCCACCCAGGAGCAGCGTGACAGTTACTGCGTTTGTGAGATCGAAGGTAGTTGCCCACATATCTGTTGACAACTTAGCGAGAGCCCCGTACCACAACCGGGGTTCTGTCACCCAACTACAGACGGATTTCCAACGCTGGATTAGTGCATTTTGAGCACTCAATGGATCAAGCTTCGCTCCGAAATGTTCTTCCATCGTCCTTAGCGACATTTCGTCCAAGGTGGCACTCTCCATGTCGCGGCGGTATCCGCTCAAGATGGCATCTACGCTTGATGCTGCCCCAAGTGCCATACTCATGGTATTGTTCGTAGCCAAACGTGTCACAGCTCCTGCAAACACGGACTTGCCTGTGGCTACTGCGCCGGCCGGTCTAAGGATGCTTGCATGCTTCGCGGCCATGACGTCCTGCACTTCAGAGTATACCACGACCCAGACAGCCAATGCCTCCGCCTCAGTAGCGGTCAGCCGGATGCGAGGTGTGACTTGTGTGCCGCTGATGGAGTACGTGACGTTGGACTGCCTTAAGACGATCCTCGCCACGTCTTCACCCTTGACTGCTTGCGTGCGATACGTGGCCAACACGCGGTCGAAGCCGTTTCGCTCTACCAGCACAACTGGTCGCGTCATGTCGGGCATCGTCAGTTTTATAAAATAATACTGATCATGTTGCGGTACGCAACGAGTCGCTAAACCACCCTTGGCTAAAGTGAGCTCGAAGTATTGCGTGGCACCCTCGCCGAATACCACCGTGCGCCTGAGTGCGTGGCCCGCTGCATACGTCGGCCGAAACAATTGTTTGACGGCTGCCAAGGATTGCACGTAGTCGCCGCCATCATTGAACGAGCTAACAACAGTTCCCGTGGCCAATTCGGTCGTCATGTCGATGAGATTGTCCTTGACTTTCTTGCCCAGCAACACTCTCCAGTCCACGCTCACCAAGGAGTAACCTTGATACACGTTAGCTTGTACCATGAACTTTGTCAGTGCTTGAGCGTCCAGGTTGGGCTCAATATTGATGAGCAATACAGACGAGGCGCCGCACTACCGAAATAAGGTGGCTGCGGCAGCGAGATTGGAACCGTCATACACTCGCCCTGCTTGTCTAGCTTCGTCTAACACGAAACATCGGGGCGCCTTGCAACGAGTGCAGTGTTTTGAGCGACGGCTCTGGTCAAGAGCGTCTGTATATAGCCAAGAGACTGCTCGTGGGTACATATGCAGCTCTGCGTTGCTAGGGGAAATGAGCCCCACCACAGCTCCTTGTAGCGCATGGGTCGCATGGTTCATTGCCGCTCGACGCATTGTCGCGGCTGCGCCGTGCTCTTCTATTCGCGGAGTGTACTTTAGCGGTCCCAACAATGACACTAGCCGTTGGAAGCGCGGGTCTGACGGTGCCATGGTTGTCGTGATACCTTGTTGGAAAGTCTCTAGAGCTACAGACGATCTGACTTCTACTGGGCCTAAAGTATCCAAGCCACTAAGCAGAATCTTTGCCGACTCCATCGCCGAGGCGGTGTTCAGTGAAGCCATGCCAGTTTGACCACGGGCCAGCTCACTATCGCCTTCGATCGGGCGTGGTCGCGATGTGGACAACCGGGGCACGCCCGGTGCCAGCCGAGCAAGCTCCAAGGCGACTTCGCTGATCATCCGAGAACCCTCGCTTATCGCAGCGTCCTTCGGTGGTAAGCGATGAGCAGTGCGCTTGCCAGAAGCTGACAACTCTCGAGCCAGCTGCTCGATGTAGGGAATGTACTCCCCGCCAACTCGATCCATTGGTGGGATAGACGAGATGGGTAGTGCAATTTTATATTGGTCCTCGGTAGAGGCAGTGTGCCACACCCCAGGACCGGTTGAATAAACATAAAAAGAAGCACCGGCATCGCAAAGCGCTTGCGCGGTCGGGTATCTTTCACCATTAAGAGAAACAAACTCCAAATAACAAAAACCATCTAACAACATGAACTTGAAAAGCAAGAGTACCGCATCATGATTATATGCGGCGAGGAGCAGGATCACTAGCGCGGTGTGAGCCGCTAGTGTGGTGTTGATCGTTTGGTAGAATGAGAGGTATATCGGATAGAACACTACAAAGCACAGGCCAAGAGCAAGCACTCGGACTTGAATGGCATATGCTGAGACCATGTTGTTAGATTAGGGTGATGG